GTCCACGTTGAATCATCAGGAGAAGTTTCAAAGTAACTATTAGCTTCTGCCAAAGTGACATAACTATTAGAACTTTCACCTTTCAAAGTGGCGTGAATAGTTGCTGCCACGCTTATCTCTCAAACATTGTTCTTATTGTAGCGTCATAAAAAACCCCCACCAAATAAATGGTGAGGGCTTTTCTCATTCCCTAATGATTTAACTATAAATCAAATAGTAGAAGTATCAAGTGGTGTGTTAACTGTGATCTGAACAGCAGGGATCAAATCAACATCGTAAGTAGCTGACCACTTGTTAGCAGTAGCTAAGTCGCTGTTGTTTGGGTTGTCACCAGCAGCTACCCACTTAGTACCCATTACGTGATACGCAGTGTGGTAATCAACAGAAAGTACATCCTGCTTAGACAAGATGTTGCGATCAGCTTCAATTCTTAGATCTTGCTGAACACCTTCCATAATTGTGCCGCCTTTGATCAAGTAGCAGTAGTACTCAGTGATATGACCACCAGTACCAGGTGCAACTGTATTAACAGCTTCATCAATAATGACATCGCAACCAGCAAACTGACCAACAGCTCTAGCTCCAACGCCAACTCCACCACCACCCCAAGTGATATTCCCAGAGGAAACCATTGCAGCAGTAGAGAATGTCAACATTCCTACCTGATAGAGGTAGTAAGCAACATTAGGGTGAACAATTAGAAGATTTGGCTCTTCGCCTCTTTCTCCTAGCTTTGCTCTGGCCTGTGAAATTGTAGAAGCAGTTAGATAGTTAGCTTCAGCAGCACCAGAAGATGCAGCTTTCGCAACATCTAAGGCGTTGCCACTAAGAGCAGTACCGAATAAACCAGCAAGCTGTGAGAACAAACGAGCGTTGTTCAACTTGTTGATTGCATCAGCTAACTGATTACGGATTGCAAGCATTGGATCTTGACCAGCAGCAAGCATTGCTACATCATCAACCGCATAGGCAAAACCTCTGTGGCAGATAGATGCAATCTGTGTTGCAGTTCCGATCTTTTGTGGAGTCAAATATCCAGCAGAACTTGTTCCCCAAGTCGCTGTTCCACTCATAATCTCTTCAGTTGGAGATACAGGGTTGAACTCAGGAACTTGAATACGAGTACCGCCTTCTTTTGCATCAAGGAAGCTGTTTCTTACAACAGCACCACTCTTTACAAATTGACTACGCTCTTTGATTGCCTCTTGAACATAACGAGACAAATTATTTCTCTTAACGATGTCTGCTAAAAGGACACCGCCAGAGTAATTCTGAAACGGGGCTGCCATTTCTTTCTCCTAAAGAATTACGGTTTAATTGACCGCCAAGCCACAGACTTGGTAGTAACACTTTCCACTTAAATCACAGATTTAAAGATAATTATCCCCATAAGTCACAGACTTATTTGTTAGATAATCATCGGAATTTGTGTTACTGAGATGCCTCTCTTTGCAGCACAGCCGCTAGATCAGGGTCTTGACTAGATAATATCATTTGTTGAGTGAGATTGCCCGTCTTCCAAGGGTTTTCAGATCCAGGGGCAACATTAGATGTAGGACTAGGCTTTGCACCCATTCCAGCAGCACTACTTGCTTTGAAATGATGCTCCCATCCACTACCAGGATTCTTCAAGTTATTAATATACGTTCCTAAATCTTGTTCAACACCACCATTTAAAATAACAGTCCTACCATCACTACTCTTTTGCAATTTGTCTTGCAATAAAGAAAGAGTTTGGTCAGCACTAATCGCTCCAGCATTACTTAATGCAGATAAAGCAGTATTTCGAGTAGCAGCATTCTCAGTGGAACGTTTTAACTCATCAATTTGACCTTTTAAAGCTTCAATCTCTTTAACTTTGTCTTGATTTGTTTTGTTAGCTTCTTCCCAAAGAGGCTTGTATTCACCTTGGTTTTCAAGGCTTTTCACCCTCTTTTCATCAGCTTTTTTATACATTTCATCGACCTTTGACTTCAATTCGCCAAAAGATTGTTCAGCCTTTTCCCTCGAAAGCCTTTCTTGGGCTAACTCATTTTTTAACGCATCAACATCAATTGTTGGTGCTGGAGTCGTCTGTGTGGCATCGGTAGCAGCCACAGACTGCTCAACAGGAGCCACAGACTCCTGCTGGATGACTTTTTCTTCCATGTTTATTCAGTAATAACAGCTTTAGGTTCAGTTTTTGGTGCTGCTTTTGCTTTTGGTGCAGCTTTTTCTACTTGTTTTGGAGGACAAGCAGGAGGATTTATATCCTCAAACCTCATCTTTTCAATTGGCACAGTTTTTTAAAGAAAACTACTTAATTATTAGTTTAATACATTTAATAAGTACCACAATCAATATGTGCGTTATTTGAGAGTGAAACCTCCCCACTACTGACCGTTATATTTGTTCCTGCTGTCACTGTTGCATCACTTCCTGCTGCACCTGTTGCACCAGTAGCTCCCGTTGCTCCTGTAGGAATACTAAATGTCAAGACAGCAGCAGCGTTTGTCCCTACATTTGATACCGTTGCACTAGATCCTGCGGCACCAGTTGTTACTGTTCCTATTGCAATTGTTGCTGCCGTACCTGCTGCGCCCGTAGCACCTGCGGCTCCTGTCGCCCCTGTAGATCCTGCGGCTCCCGTAGCACCTGTCCCACCAGTCTCACCTGTCGCACCTCTAGGTATTGCAAAATCAAATACAGCAGCACTACTTGTTCCAGTATTTGTAACACTCGCACTTGATCCAGCAGCTCCTGTTGTAACACTCCCAACTTCAACAGTTGCAGACGTTCCAGATCCACCACCAGGTAATTGACCTCCAACTGTTAATTGACTTGTTTTTGCTTCCTTGTCTTTCTCTTCTTTAACTAACTTAATTCCTGTTCCCCATTGCGTTGAACGTTTAGGGCCATAAATCGTTAAAGGAGCTTTCTGAACATAAAAATCACCATCATCTCCTTCTTTTTCTTGTGGTTTTGACTTCCCTGACAATATTTGACTCCCTTTTTCACCCTTTTCTCCTATTTTTCCTTGCTCCCCTTGTGTACCTTTTGATCCTTCTGGACCTTTATCCCCTTTTGGCCCTTCTTTTCCTTTCTCACCTTGTGGACCTTGCACTCCACGATCACCTTTCTCTCCCCTTTCACCCTTAACTCCTTGTTTCGGAACAGGAGTGCTTTTTAATTTCTTGCTAAGACGAACTAATGCCGTAACTTGTGCAAGGCTTAAATCTTCTTTTGTTGCCATAACTATTGATTAAGAGACTCGATTAACTTATTAATCTGTTCACTTGTAGCACCTTCTTCCTTTACTTCAACAGGTGTTTCACTTACATCACCTTTTCCCTTCTCTGTTGCAGCAGGTAAAACTTCCCCTTGCACCAAAATATCTCTAAATTCTTCTCGATCAATCACACTTTGATCAAACAAGGAGGTTAATGCTGTTATATCTTGTCCAATCAAGCGATCAATATCAAAATCACGACTAATTTTGATCTCAGGCGGCTCTATTCCTAAATATTTAGCCGATAAATCAAACGATTTTTGTATTTTTTGCTCTAAATCTAAGGAAACCATTGACAACATAGAATTTGTATCAACACGGTCTAATCGTCTCGCATCTGCTGATTCTGCTACAAATTTTTGCTGTGATAACGTACTAATTCCTAATGTTGCCATCTGAAGCTGTAATTCTTGTATTTCGGCACTCTGTGCTTCAAATGCACTACTTGCTGGCTCGACATAATACACTTTATTTCCAGGCTGCGTTGCCATCGCATAGTTAACACTGATACTCATGTCCTTTGTTTGATCATCCCACCCCTCTAAAACAAGCATTGGTTGAGAAGCTACGTGCAAACTATGGATTAAGTCGGCTTGACGTTGAAAATGCGCTAAATTCAAATACGCAATATCTAATAGCGGTGGTTTACTTGTCATCGTATCTGTCTTTCCTGCGTAAACAGTCACCAAAGGCACTTCACCTAGAGAAAAATCTCCTCCGCTAACTAATTCATAATCATTTTCATTCTCTGCTGAGTCGAAATTACCTGCATAAGCAGTCCCCTCAACATCAATTAAGTCTTTTCTTGCCTCTTTCTTACGATAAATACGATATTCGCCTGGTTCAATCACCCTGACTTGATCAAATACTTTCTCACCAAACTCACCAATCGGAACAACAGCTTTTTCAGCAATTCTTACCTGTATTAATTTCCCATAATTCACTTCTCTATCTAATCTCCATCCATAAATATCTGCTGGATCAATTTCTATCCAATATGGTCTTCTATTCTGCTCCCTCTCTTCAGCTAAACTCTTCGCTCCCGTAGGTGCAGGGAAATCTATCAAACTATGACTCTGACCATAAGTTAAAGCACAAATCAATAACCTCCTCGCATACTCATCTAAGTCTGATCCACATCCATCAACATCCTTAACAAAGACATCAGTCCAATAGGGATCACCAACAATAGTAATTGGCTTTCTTAATATCAATCCTGTTGCAGCTCTAACTAATCGTTGCGTGTAAGGCGAAAATACTGCTCGATTTACTCTCGATAAATACGCTTCATAATCTTCCCTCGGCTCTAATGGTAAAAAAGCTTCGGAATTTGCTCTTAAATATTCCGTTCCCTGACTAACCGCCTTCATAATTTCCCATCCCCGAACCATGTCCATCACAGCTCTTGTCCTCGTAAATGGACTATCGTTTCCACCTACAAATGTAGAACTTACAATATTGGTACGAATCGGTCCTGGTACGCTATACGTCATCTAACTTGTTAACGAATACAACAGTATCTCTATTCTAAGCTCTATTCCTCTGGTTTCACTGTCATCTTATTTTTTAGACTTGCTTTTTTTAGCAGAAGTCTTCTTTTTTCCTCCTTTTACTTTAGCTAAATACCCTTCACATCTTTTAGTTCCAGCAGACTTCTTCATTTCCTTAGTAAATTCTGTACCCAGTCTGCCCTAAAGTTTCAGGTTTTGCCAAATTGAACTGTTGTAAACATAAATACCCGAAAGCGTCAAAAGCATGATCAACACCAAGGTTTTTATTAGGTAGACCCGTATTCGGTGCATAAGTCAACGTCCTTAAAGACTTAATTAACTGTTTACATCTTGGGTGAATATACGTCCTCCTATCTCCACTCGCATCCAATAAAGCCGTATTAACAGCAGTAATCTTATCCCTTATCTTCCACGGTGCTTTCGGACTTGAAACATTAAATCCACTCCTCCTTAAAATACTATGATCAGTCGCACCAACTCCACTAGTTTTTCTCGCCCCACCTGTAGGGTCAGGACATGCTATTACTCGTCTATCCACCCCATATCTGCGAGTGACTTCTTCTGCAAAGTCCCATGTGGTTGCCCCACCTGTGAGCATGATTTCGTCAAACACATACAAATTCTCCCCATCCCTTACCGCACATATTCCTGACATTGGATCTACGTTAAAGTCAACTCCCAAAAGGATTGGCATCACATTAATATCCTTCGCATCAGTCGAAATATTCTCATCTCCAAAACTAACAGCAACTAACCCAGTTAAATTCTCAAAACTTGCCTCAAACTCCTGCCTAAATGTCCTCCCATCTAACTGCGCCCTTGCTGCTTCAACTTCCTCTTGCGGTACATTTCCCCCCTCAATTGTTGTATAACACCATCTCTGCCATTCCCCCGTGGGATCACTCGCCGTATAACACCATAAATCATAAAACCAACTAGCTGTCCCATCAGGTGTACTAATAAATAAAGCCCACCCCTGTTTATCAGCTAATGCAGGTCTAATGACCTCAAACCATACCTCCGAACTCATAAAAGCTGCCTCATCTAACACAACCCCCGATAAACTTCTCCCCCTCAATGCCATCGCATTCTCCGTCCCCTTCAACTCAATACTTGATCCATTTATTAAATCTAACCTCAAATCAGTCTCATTCTTACTCTCTATCCATACCTTCGGAACCAACTTCTTCAACGCTTTCCATGCAATATCCTTCGCCATCCGATATGTAGGCGCACAATAGAAAAATGTCTCCCCTGGTTTCTCAATCGCTCCCCTCAAAAGCTCAATACAACTTAAATAACTCTTCCCAAACCTCCTCCCAGCCACCAAGACCCTAAACCTCTTCTCACTATTAAATACCTCCCCCTGTGCCCATCTCAGGCTGATATCTGGACCTGTTTGTGCGCTTTTAACTGTCATAACCTATTATCTTATACATAATCCCTTCGATTTGTAATCGTGGCTAGGAAAGAAGAAAGTTATGACCACATGCTTAAAAGACAACAACGCTTGTATCGTAAGCAAAGTGATGGTCTTACAACACGCCAATGCGTCTTGGAACACGCCGCTAAAGAAGGCGTTTCCGAAACTACAGCTTGGTCTGACTGGAAACAAGTTAAAAAATGGAATGATGAAGATTGGTCTAAAGATAGAGAAAATATGGTCGCTCGTATCCAAACAATGAGACTCCGTGCTGTCGAAAAAGCTATGAGGAAAGGTCAACTTCAAACCGTTCAAACTCTCCTAGCAGATCTCGGTAAAGTTGTAGGTGAATCTGAAGAAGTCATAAACATTAAAGCTCCTGAACTGAATATTAGAGTCGAAAATAAAAAATCTTAGTTTCGAGAATATATTTAAGTTGCGGGGGCCCTGCTACCATCGTCAACTTTTCGGAGTCATCCCCCCTCCTAACGTCTCAAGCTGAGTAGTCGTTGCAGATACGTCTACTAATCTGAGTTAATTAATAGAAAAGTTCAGGCCGACCTGATAGAGAAAATTTTTTTACTGCCTGAAAATCTAACTTAATCTTTCTGTTGTTTAGTGAACGAGATGTGATAGAATACGATTAAGCATATTCTATTTATTTTTTAATTTAGCCAGCTAAAAAACCAGTTGAGCAAATTAATTTCAACTATCTTTCTTTTCTGAGCGTGCTTAAGCAAAGAGGAGAAAAAACCACTAACCAAAAAAAACCAAATGGAAAGAGTATTACTTCCAAATTTTTCGCTATCGGTATTGATAGAAAGCAACCCAAGGAAAAGAGAACAGTTGCTAGATGCTATTCAGTTTGACGAGTCAAGAGCTTTGAGACTAGCGAGGGTGAACTGATGGCATTAATAGATTTAACACCAACACCAGAGGAAGAGTTGCACCTGATGGAGATGTTGCAACCTAATTACAGATTAAGCAATGACAGCAGAGTAATTCTTGCGACAGAGTCGGAAAAGATCCCAAATCAAAAGGAGTCAAAAAGATGAACTGTTTGTCTGATGATCCAAACCTTAACAAGTGGTTATGTGATTTGCCTAAAGGTTATTTATTCGCCTATTCAAAAACAAAACCATTTGACGGTAGAAATCAATTAAAACTAGCAATCATTAAAAAAGAGGATTTATGACTTATTCAGAAGAAACACTAAAAGAGAATTCAGAAAAGAATCTAATTTGGTTTCATTCTTTACCAGAGTATGAGAAGCAATGTTTAGTAGATTTAATTAGCCCTATTCATTACGCTAGTGTTTACCATGACGAATTAAAAAGAATCTATAAAAAATACTCAATAGATAAAGGAGACGAGACAAAGAACACTTTAGACAATCTTTTCGAGAGTTTAGATTCTGACTTATCCGATTTAAAGATAAGAAAAGAAGAAATCAATCAACCACTAACAAAGATAGAGAGTTAATTCTCTCTATCTATTTTTTTATTCAATTATCTTTTTTAAAAAATGACACCTACAGAATTAAAAGATTCACTAGATAGGGATGTATTTTAATGAATTTAAAACCACTAATCAAAGAAGGTAAATTTGATAGCTTGATTAAATTAATTGAGCTATCAAAAAATAGTTACCCTTCTAACCCTTTTGACACTTTTAAAAAATTAATTGAGAATAATTCTATTTGTTAGTTAAGTGTTATTTTAGAAAGTTTAGAAGTAATTATAAATAGAAAAATGATTCAAGGTAAGAATAACAAAGAAGTTGTAGAAAAATTTATAGAAGAATATGAAAGGATGGAAAGACTTTATGATTTTAATTATGAAGAATATAAGAAAGAAGTTGAACGAACTGGAATAGATTTAAATTAAAACTATTTTAAACCAATCAAAACTATTTTTTTTATCATGCAATTATTAACAGTGACTCAGTACTTAACAGTACTGAAAAATAAAAAGGAAGTTACAGAACACCTGAACAGTAATAAAGATTTTCTCATAAGGGACTATGGGAACCCGTGGGATAATAAACCATGTAATAAAACCGATTTATTGAGAGAAAAATATAGCCATATAAAAATTTATTACGGCAATAACTGCTCAAAAATAACCGTATTAGAGATTAAATAATGAAATTAAAAAAGAAAAAAAAGAATCCGAACGGTTTTATTTTATGGGAGGGTAAGTCACCTATAAATAAAGCTTTAGATATTGCACTTATCGTTACTGGTTTTGAAAAAAATACAGACAATGATAAGACAGGTAATCTTTTGCAGTCTTGGATTCTATATAAGCACTTAGCACCGCATAAAGCTTTTAAGATTAAAGCTTATGGCGAGTCAGTTTGTGGGGACTGTTGTCATGCTACGTATAACAATCCTAAAGAGAACGGGTTTGCTACTTGTTACGTTAGGGTTTATCAGAGTCCTAGAGCGGTTTGGGAGTGTTGGCGTAATGGTAAAGGATACGAAAATATTGGAGATAATTGGAATATATTTAATAATAAATTTTTACGGTTAGGAAGTTTTGGAGATCCTGCAATGGTTCCTTTTTATATATGGGATAAAGCGTTAAAAGAAGTTTATAAAAATGCTAGTAAAAAAGAGAAATTGCATACAGGATATACTCATCAATGGAGAAAAGATTTTGCAAGTGATTTAAAAGGAACTGTAATGGCTAGTTGTGATGGAATGAAAGATTATATTGAAGCTACTAGTCATGGATGGAAACCATTTAGAGTAAGAAAGAAAGAAGAACCAAAACTGAAAGAAGAAATAATTTGCCCGTCAAGTTTAGAAGCTAATAGGGTTAGCAGTTGTGACCAATGCTTTTTATGTGATGGAAATTCTAAACCTGTAACCATTATTCAACATTAATACTATGAACAATGCTCAAAAGTTCGATCAATTAAAAGAAGAAATTCAACTATTTATACAAGAGAAAAAAGTTGATGGATTAATTGATTCAGATATTAAAAAAGAAATAGCCAAACCTGAAAAAAAAGGTGGTTTCGGCGTAACTTTAAGAACTGCCCAACGTTGGTTTCTACTTCTAAATGAACCAGCATTAGAAGACTATGAGACTTTAGAGAATAAAAAGGAAGTAATTAGAAAGGGAATAGGGTTAATACATGACAATCTAGAAAGGTTAGTACTATGTGAAGACAAAGAAGAAAGGCAAGATATAAAAGAAGAAATTGAAATCGTTGCTAAGGCATTGAAGGGTGCTAATACTATTAGAACTTGATTACTGTCGTTACGACAGTCGTTTTATTTTTTCAAAGCTAGGTATTGATTACCTAGTTTTTTTTTGTTAAATCACTTGACAAAGTCTCGTTTAGTAAGCGATAATATAAATAACCAAACAACTATTCAAACTATGTCACACGATGGTCATGAACAATGGTTAGAAAGCGAAAAGAATTCTTTCGCTGATGACCACCCAGAATTAAGAGAAGACTCTAACGAGTTTATAGAACAATTTACACAATACTTGAAAGATAATGACCCTAAGAATGAACCGTCATTAAGTGCAGCAGAGAGGAATCGTTGAATATATAAAACCTACCTAAACCATCTAAACTAACAAAACCAAATTATGTCTACTATGTCCGAACTGGATAGGCAACTTAAGGAGCAATGCCTAGATGATCCTTATGGTCTTATAGAGAGATGCTATAAGGAGAAACAACTAAGAGAAGACTATATGAATGGCGATATTAATGAATGCGATTTTAAAGAAAAAATGAATGCACTTTATGGGTTAAAGATAATGAATGGCAAAATAATGAATGCAAATTATGAATGAAATTTTGAATGGCTCTGGACAAGGGCTAAGAAGATTTGAACTAGTGAATGGCGAAAGGCATTGGCTAGATATGCCATCAACTGAATGGCAAAAACAAGCATCAATCGACAACAAACACAACAACAAAAACCAAAATGAAACTATCTGAATTGCAAACCAAAAGAACAGAATTATTTGAATATATAAAAGATTTAAAACATCAAATATCGTCAGAGTTAGGCAACGTTCATGATCGATGGTGTGGATATAAAGTATTAAAAGAAAGTAGTTGTGAAGCAGAGATTCAAGAATGGGATGGAAAAGAAGATGATCAATCCAGAAAGATCACTGGAGAGTCCTTTGAAGTTTGGCATTGTATTGCAGAGGAAAATGCTAACTACATGCAGAAGGAAGCCATGAGACATGCAAAGGAAGCAGTGATAGCACAAACGAAATTAGAAGCAGCAGAAAGAGAACTAGAACAGAACTGGGACGATATATGCAAAGCAGAAGAAGAAGCTAAGAAGGAGGTGAAGTCATGAAATTAGAAATACCAATAGCAGTTCTAGAAGAAATTCAGAGCTGTAAAGATCACCTTGAAGAATCAATAGTGAGATCATATGAAAATCAAAAGATCGTTAATGATGAATACCGACATATGCAACTGTTTTTTATAAAGGGGAGAGAGGAATGGAAAGAGGAAAATATTGCTTACTTAGAAGACCATGACTGGCATATATATAAGTCAGAAGATTGGATTCAAGACTTAGAAGAGAGTGATTGGGCATGAATGCGAAATATTACAATCTACATTTGACAGATATATATCCACCATGTAGATTACATGTAGTTAAACACCTAATTGACCTGTATCAAGCCTGTATTATGGAAACTCAAGCAATCGATATATCCAAGAAACTCATCGATATATGCAAAGCCAATATGTCTGAATGGCACTCCCTCAAAGGATTTGTACATGACATGATCGCTCTTGGCATACAAACAAAATATAAAGACTTGACAACGTATGATACAATGAAAACCGACCGACACAAAGAGAAAAAAGAGAAAGAAAGGGAGGTTTTCTATACTAGTATAGTAGAAAAGAATAATAAGGAAAAAACAAAAAAATGGATTTTTAGAGAAAATCACATTCCTAATTCTCTTGAGTTTTGTAAAGATTTAATCGTTAAGTTCTGGGCAGTTAAAAAGGGATTTCATACAGAAGATGCTTTTAAACTTTTAATTGGGCCGAAAGGTTTAGCAGGGATATATACAAATCATGGACAGAGTGCGGTCTTAGATCAACTAGAAGAGGGCATAGCGAATAAATGGCAAAGTATTACCCTAAAGAACTACGAAGCCTTTGGAAGACCAAAGAAAGCCGATAAGGAACCTGTAACGAATCATCCAGCAGGAAGAGTCTTTAGGAATGGGAGGTTTGTCGATGACTAGACGAGTGAATGGCGTAAAAATCCCTGAACGCAAAACAACCTCTCCTCAATTCAGGTCTAAATGGTCAAAACTGATCAATTCTTACTCCTTAAGTGAATGCCAAAAACTAAAAGATCAAATCATGAGTAAGAAATGGAAGTACACAATGACTAATCCTTATTCGGTAGAAGAACGATTTGTTCTTGTTTTATTGAATAAAAAATTAGAAGCACCAATCAAGAGCTATCAAAATGGAACCGTTATTTAACAACCTTCGCTCAATCACTCTCAGATTAAAGAAAGGACTAAAGAGTCCTAATCCTGCTAATCCTAAAGTTCCTATGTGGACTCTTGAGGATCTTGATGAGATTGCTGAAGGTTCCAAACACAACATTGAGCAAGCCAATAAGCACCTTGATATTTTTCCGAGAGGTTATCAAGGTGTGAGGTTTAAAAACCTAGCTAGGGAGACTCCTCCTCCTGAAATTACTGAATCTGTAGAGGTCATCGACCCTAAAGATTTCCCAACTAACTAAACCAATGAATCCTTTTGCAAAGTGGATGCACGTTCGTGCTTTAAAACGTCAAGATCCTTGGTCTTCTTTTTGGCTTGATTCTTTACCAATTCATCGTAAAGAACCTGAACATAAATATGTTTGGGAACCTACTAATGAATCCCTTTTATATTCAACAACTCAAGCTTGTAATAACAAAACACCAGAAGCTTTAGCCAATATTGAACGCTATAGACATGGCCCTAATGGTTGGGAGGCTAGAGGGAAAAAAGTTCACTGGTGTTTAGAACAAAAAATGTTAGGTGATCCTTCACCTGATCCTGAACTTTATGGTGAATGGGTTGAACCATTATTAAGTGATCCTTTTTGGGAAAACTTTGAACCTTGGGCAGTCGAATATATGTTGTGTGATCTTAAGAAGTCTGTTGGAGGTCAATTAGATCTTTTGGGTTATGACCATGAATCCAATCGTTTGATGTTGATTGATCTTAAATCTCAAAGTAAATCAGGCAGAAC